CCAGGCGGCGGCTCCAGTAGGTGTCGAGCGGCTTAGGCGCGCCGCCAACCGGCAGCGGCTCACGCGTGATCGGGTCGCGCACGGTCACGTCGGGACTGGCGGGCAGGAGGTGGACGGTGTCGTCGGGCATCTCGGCTCTCAGGTGGTGGGGAGGATCACGGTGTCCTTGGCGTCGGGACGACAGTGTGTTTCGTTGCCGGTCAGCCACTCGGCTTGCGTGCTGCCGGGCGCGTGGGGCGGGATGTCGAACTGGGCCGCGAACGTGGCGAAGTCGGCCAGCGCCTGGTCGGCCGCAATCTGGAACGCCATTGGCAGCACGAAGCTGCAGCCGTAGACGGCCAGGCCCTGTCGCTCGACGCTGCCTGTGAACAGGTCTTGAACGCCGGTGAAATCAAGCGTGCCCACCCCGGGCACCTTGTGGCCGTGCAGCAGCGGGACGATCAGGCGCGAGACGATCTCGTATGCACCGATGGCCTGTGCGTTGCCACGGCGGCGCGGCTGCTCGCCGCTCGGGTGCGACGTGACCGCATAGACCACCCATTGGCCGTCGATGCTCGCCGTGGTCGCACCGCGGCGCGGCGCCTGGCCGCCCGCGAATGTGATGAGCACGCAGGGCGCCAGCGTGAGCAGGCGGCGCAGCATGTCGTCGTCCCAGTCCGCCGGCAGATCCTGCACGCGCAGCTTGGTGCCGGCCACGGCCGCCTTGATCGTGTCGACCAGATGCGTCTCGACCGTGGTGATCACGTCGGTGCTCACGGCGCGTAGTCCTTCAGCGAATCGGCAGTGAACACGGCGTTGCCGCTGAAGAACTGCGGACCATCACTCGGCGGCGTGGCCTGCGCAGCGGCATCCAGGCCGAGGCTCAGTGAGCCATCGGCGATCTGGTCGAGCAGCTTCAGCGCCGCGCGCTCGCGCTCGGCGATGCGGTCAGGGATGCGGTCATCGAGCAGACGGGCACGCACCATGTCCGCGGCGACGTTGAGCAGGACCAGCGGCACCGTGGTGAGCGGGACGGTGTAGCGCGCGCCCAACTTGGCGTCGATCAACGCGCCGATGTCGGCCACAGCGTTGTCTACGCGCGTGGCGTTGACGGTTGTCGCGGTGGGGTCGGTCGGGTTGGTGATCTGGATCAGCTCGTCCGCGCCGAAGCGATCGGCGAGCTGCTGGATGGTGACGTAGGGCATCCGTGTACCGGCAGGGGATGGGGGTCAAGCCACGTTCGCAGACTTGAGCAGTAGGTACAGGTCCTCGGCCGTACCGGTCAGGCAGAGGCCTAGGTCGCGGGCATACGCGACGGCGTCGTAATAGGCGCACTGCTGCGCCATCTTGGTCGTGTTCGCCTGGTGGTGGTGGTAGCTGAAGCCGATGGCACCAGCCGCGCAGATCGCCTGCACGTATGCCTGCGATGTGGCCTGCACCGCCGCGTCGGTGTCCAACGCCACCGGGAGGTTGAACACCTCCGACAACGACGTGCCGAGCTGGGTGTTTGTGGCTGAACCCACGGCGCCACCGAAGTAGCCGGCCGGGCTGCGCGGGAAGAAGGACGCCGACGCGGCGCCGGTATTACCCTGCGTTCCGCGTACCGTGAGCAGGCTGCCTTCCTCCTGCAAGATTCGGCAGGCCTCCTCGACGTGCGCGTCCCAGCCGCCCTGGTTCAGAGCGAGGTGCCGCCAGCCATTGAATCCCCACTGCTGCAGCAGCGCTTGGCCTGCGCGGAAGTCGGCCAGGATGGCGCTGGAGTCCGGCGCGCTGCCCCAGTAGCGATAGCCCCAGTTGCCGTTAGTGCCGTTGGAGGTCAACACGACTGGGTTCGTCCCGGCCATGGAGTCGGCTTCGGTCAGGTAGACGCGCAGGTCGTTGGCGTTCAGCTCGGCGAGCCAGTACTTCGTGACCGTGTCCAGCGGTGCAGGCAAGTTGGTGCCGAACATCTGCACGGGGTAGCCTTGGTCTCCATACAGGCCGCCGGAATTAACGCGGATGACCTTGTGGGCACTTCCGGTGGTGAGCTTGTTGTTCGCACTATCGCCGGCCACGGAGCCGTAGACGAAGTCTTGAACGTAGTAGCCGTATGGGCCGAGCAGACGCATGCCGGCGTTGTTCCCGTCCAACGGGTTCGCATGAGTCTGCAGAGCGATGAGGTGCCCGCGGGCCTGCATCGCCAGCAGCTGAGCCACGGTAGCGAATCCTCCGGGCTGACCGACATGGCGCGTCAGCACGAAGAGCGTGGACCGCAGGCCAAACCGCTCAGCCAGGTCGCACATCGAGTAGAAGCCAGCAGGCACCGTGATGCCAGAGATGCCCACGAAGTCGGTGGTCAGCTGCGTGGTCGCTTCCACCTGGTGCTTCGTCCCGTCGTCGAAGCTGACCCCCAGAAAGGCCTTCGACACAGGGTCGCGGTACAAGGCGCCGAACTGCACGCTGTCGCCAGCCTGCATGGCCGTGCGGACTGGGTAATAGGACATAGCCGTAGTGGCGCCAGCAACCGTCAACGGCAGGTCCCACGCCACAGCGGCAGAGCCGGCAACGAGCTTGGCGAGGCGCACCTCGCCGGTGCTGAAGCGCACGTAGTACTCGCCGGTCCCGGCGCCGAAGTTCGCGGTCATCGTGGCGCTGGACGCTCCGACTGCGGGCGCACCGGTGAGCGTCACGCCGGCAGCGCCAGAACCGGCCTGCTCGGACACGCGGAACGCGTTGATCGTGTCAGTTCCAACTACGAAGGCCCCGCCAGTGCCGAACTGCGCCTTCTGGAAGACGTACCTCTTGACCTTTCCGTCCGCTTTGACCGTGAAGTTCACGAGCATGCGATCGGTGAAGGTGTTGTCTTTGCCGAGGCTGAGCTGCAGGAAGACGAACTTCGAGCCGTCCACCCGCTTCGGCGCCCGTACTTTCAGCTTCAACGCCCGGAAGGTGGAAGGCAAGTTGGCCACGTCCGACGACGCCACGAAGGTGCTGCCAGCGCCGGACAGATGAGGTGCCGCCCCTGCCGTGACACCGGCGTCCAGGTATGGGACCGTGGAAGAGGTGCTGCCAGTGACGCCGAGCTGCCAGGAGCAGACCAACGTGCCGGCCGATGCGACCTCACCCTCGATCAGCGCCCTCCCAGCCCCTGACACCGGGGACGTTTCCAACACGGCGCCACCGCCCTCAATGGCCCTGGCCTCAACGTCTTTGTCGAGGCCGATGACGACGACGTCAGCGGCGTAGTGGGTGCCGTTGATGGTCTGTGCCTTGAGGATGCGGATGGTCATGCGGGTGCCTTCTGGAGAAGCCGGTATTTCGTAGCTGAGTCAATCTCCCGCAGAGGCGCCCCGGCTGGCGCCACGCGGGTTGAGCTTGGAGCGCCTCGCGCAGCCGGTCCAAGCGCCGACTGCGGTCACAGGCTCTTGCCGCTGGTGTGTCGGGTCAGGAGGCCTTGCCGGCCTTGCTGCCGCCGGCAGCGCCCTTGGCGGCCAAGTCGGCCTGGGCCTTCGTGAGCTGGGCCTGCAGCTCCTCCACCTTCTTGGCGTGCGCGGCGGCGGCGGCCTGGGCATCGGCGCGCACCGCGGTCAGCTCCTGCGTGGCTGCCTGCAGCGCGCTGTCGCGCTCGCCCAGCTCGGCCTTCAGCTCGTCGATGCTGTCATTCGCGGCGCCCAGCGCCGCCGCCTGGTCTCCCAGACGCTCCTGGGCCGCGCGCACCTCGGCGGCCAGGTCAACCTGGCCGGCGCCCGAGCGCTGCGCCTGCGAAGGCAACGCGATCGCGTTGATGGCCTTGAGCCCCTCGGCCTGCCCGAAGGTCAGTTCGATGGGCTTGCCCACCGGGTACTTCTTGCCGTCGTGCTCGACGGGCAGCAGGGTGACGAAAGTCGTGGTGGTCTGTTGGTTCATGTTGGTTCGCAGTCCGTGTGGAAGGGGTCGGCGATCAGGCGACGGCGTTGAGGAACAGGTAGCCGAGGTCGTTGGCCGTCACCAGTTCCTTGACAGACTCGCCGGAGCGAACGCGCTGGCCACCGCGCATGCCGATGTCCGGGTCTTCGATGGTCCCGGCCACGCGGGTGCCGAACTGCGCCGTCATCGCGAACGTGAGGCCCTGCTTGGTGTTGGCCTTCTTGTTGCGGTTCAGGAAGGCGACATGCTTGCCCCAGAGCCGCGTCATCACCGGCGGCTGGCCCTTGGCGGCGGTATTCACCCAGCCTTCGCCCACCAGCAGCTCTTCCAGCTCGAACAGCTCGCAGAAGGCCTCCTTCGAGATCTGGCCCCTGGTGGTGCCGTTGCCGAAGATGGCCTTGCACAGCTCGATGTTGCGGCTGAGCTTGGTCCACGCAGCGCGGCCGGCCACGCAGACGTTTGGCCGCATCACCATCGTGTCGAGCGCGTCGCCGATGGCCGCCTGCGGGTCGCTCGCCGGGTCGCTCCACTGGCTGGTGCCGCTGAGCGTGGTCTTGTTGGCGGTGGCGTAGCTGTTGGCGTTGAAGATCAGATTGGCCGTGCGCTTCTCGCGCTGCAGGTCGACCAGCTCGGTCACCATCGAGGTCGTGTAGATCAGCGGGCTGGGGGCCGCGGTCTGCCCAGCCTGGCGAGCCTTCTCCCACTGCTCGATGTCGTCGTTGGTCACCGGGCCGTCCAGCGCGTGGTCGTCAACCGAATCGGTCACCTCGGTGCTGGAGAACTCGACCTGGTTGGGCGTGCCCTTGCGGCTCACGCGCGTCTCGGGCGCGGTGAACGCGTCGCCCAGCGCGTACTTTTGGTACGTGAACTCCTTCGACATCACCTCGGTGCGAGGAGCGACGCGATCAGCGATGAAACCAGCGTTGCTGTACGCCACCGCAATGGCGGTCAGTTCGGGGCGGACGATGAATGCGGACTTGGCCATGTCGTTTGAATCCTTGGTCTGGTGGGGTTACAGCACGTGCGGCACGCAGCGGTACGTGATCACGTCGTCGAGCACGCCGCTGACCTCGGCGTAGCCGATGCAGCGATGCCCTACCGTCGTGGTGGCCACGGCCTTGCCGTTGGCGTCCGCGGTCAGCGAATCGCCGCGGGTCACGGCGCCGCCGAGACGCACTTCGTGGATGTCGCCGATGGACACGTCGGCCATCTCGTTCGCGGCTTTGTCCAGGCTGTCGGTGGTGCCGATGTTCTTGTCGGTGGGTCCGGTCGACTTGATGACCGTCATGTCGGCCGTGCCCGGCTTGACGATGCGGAAGCCTTCGATCAGGGCCTGGGCCAGGTGGGGGCGATAGCGGGACAGGGGAGTGCTCATGGTGTTACGCGGCGTCCTTGTTGGTGTTGACGATGTGCTGCACGGCGGCTTCGAACTCGACCGTGCGGCCGGCCTTGCGCTCGGCCTCCTGGAACTCGGCAGCGGCCTTGCTGATGGCCTCGGGCTTGCTCATGTCGACGGGCTCGCCGCCGCGCTCGTTGCCGGCGTGCTCGCCGAAGGCCACGACCTTCGGGCTCTTGCGCATCTGCTCCTGGAAGACTTCCAGCGCGGGGCGCTCAGCCTTCTTCTCCGGGTCGCCTTCAGCGAACTCGACCACTGCAGCCTCGGCCGGGAGCGCCTCCATGAAGGCCACCCAGCGGCCCTTCTCGGCCGGCAGCCAGCGGCCCTCGGCGACCATCGTTTCGGCGAAGCTGGCGATGCCGGCCTTGCGGGCGTTGGCGACGAGCGTGGCCTGGGCCGCCTCGCGCTGTTGAATGGCCGCCTCGCGGGCGTCCAGCTCGGCCTTGCGCGTATCGAGCGCGGCCTGGTCAGTGGGTGTGGGCACGGTGGCAGCTCCTTCGGAAAAGCCGGTTAGGGAATGGGGGGTTTCTTCAGGCGACGGCTTGAGTGCCTCGCGTTGGATCGTGTTGATCTCGTACTCGGGCAGCACGCGGTCGGCTTCTTCCATGCCGAAGCGGCCGACGATCCATTCGCGCAGGCGGCGCCACATGCCCGCCTGCACTTCCTCGTGCCACTCGCCGAACTCGACGAGACCTTCGGTCGCGGCCGCGAATGCCGCGACGGGCTTCAGGCCCTTGACCGCTGGCGCTGCTGCGCCCAGCCAGCCGATGTGCTTGGGGTACCAGACGCCGGGCTTGGGGTTGGCCTCGTGGGTCGGCGGGTAGAAGGCGATCGACCGGTTGGGGAAGCGGCCCGTTGTCACCAGCTCGCCGAACGCGGCGTCGACGAGGCTGCTCTTGGTGATGACCAGGCTGTTGCCGCCGTCGACGGCCTGCAGCGACTCGACCCAGCCATACGCCGGGTTGTCGCTCTTGGGGTGGCCGACGACATGCGGCGCCCGATGCAGCGCCGGGTCGTAGGCCTCGGCCAGTGCGACAACGTCGGCGGCCGTGATCTCGTAGACCTCGCCGTTGATGGCCCGCCGCTTGCCGGGGCGGAAGACCTCGACCTGGTCGAGCGACGCCGGGACGGCGGGCAGTGGGGTGTTGGATGCGGTGCTCACGCTTCGCATCGTGCGCAGCCGCCGCCCGGGGGTCTTTTCGCGCGCGCGAAAAAACAAAAGCCCGGTCCGGTGAGGGAGCGGGCTCTGGTGGCGCGGGGTGGATGGTAGTGGGTTTTCGCGCGCCTCAAGCAGGCGCGGCCGCGATCAGTGGTCTGTCACGATCCGGCACCACCACCATTGCTCATAGTGCGTGGTCGAGCTTTTGTAGCCCGGCAGCGATGCGCGCTGAACGCCGGAGAGCACGACGTTTCGCCCACGCCAATAACGCAACCTCACGCGCTGCAGCGTCTCGATCTGGAAGGGCAGGATGTCGGCGTGCAGCGGCGGGTTGTCGAGGCTGGCATGCGTCCATATGCAGTCGACCGTGAGCGAACCGCGCACCGGCTTGAGCTGCCGCCGCGCCTCGCGCGATAGCTTTTCGCCCTGCCAATACAGCTCTATCACCTCGACCAACATACTGTAATTCTATACAGCATGGTGCATCGAGCTTCATTCAACGAATGTTGATTGGGCGCGGGAAAGCCCCGGGATGGCGGTGAAACGGCCCGCAGCGCGGTGAAATGACTCGCGGCAGTACCCACGTAGCCAGACGGCGGGTTAGCGGCGCAAATCGCCCGGCGATCAGGCCTTCAATCCTTACCGCTAGCGTGCAGTTCAAGCATGGCGTAAATCAGCGCGTCATTGAGCGGCGCGCCGACCGGAAGGATGTTGTAGACGCCGCCTGCAATAGCCCCAAGTGCCGCAGCGTCCAGCTGCATGCCCCGCTCGTCCGCCAGCTCGTTGACTCTCTCAAGGACTTTCAACAGATATGGCGTATCCAGCGCAGGTGCGAATGCGCCTCTCCTGCTACGCACCTCCTCGACAGCCGCCGTCCTATCGCCGCCGGTGTGGGCGCCGCTCAACACGTAGTCAACGTCTATCCCAACCTCAGGCTTTGCCGAGGCTAGCAGCTTCAGTTTGTCTACGGGGAACGAGCCTCGGCGCTTTCGCTCACTGAAGGCCGCACGGGAGAGGCCAAGCGCCGCAGCCACCTCTTGATCCTCGGTGACGCCCAGCGTCGCCTTCAGTCGACCAAGCTGCTCTGCAAAAGAATTCATATCCCTTGAATCATTCAACATTTGTGTTGTAGAGTGTGCACCACTCAATAGATGTTGAGCAGCTGGCAAAGTGATTAGTACCAGGAGCAAGAGATATGAATTCTGAAGCCAATCGACCCGAACTGGACAAGATCAAGCTTGCAAAAGTTCGGGATGGCTTTCGGACGCACGGTGTGTCTATCTCCGGTTGGGCCAAGGCTCACAACCTGAGCGCGCCGCTCGTGCACCGCATCCTCGGCGGGCATTCCAAGTGCATGCGCGGCGAGTCGCATCGGGCCGCGGTGCTGCTCGGCCTCAAGATGGGCAAGGCGGCAGATCCCGCCACGTTCGACCCCACCGCAGCACTGCGTTGAGGGGTCGACCATGCCCACAACGTTGAAGCTCAGAACCACCGTTCTTCGCGCAGCGGTGATCGCCTCGATTCGCGCCGCTCGCCGGCGCGATGTGCTCGGCAATGACCACCTCGTTGCCAACCTAGTTGAAGTGGTCTGCATTGCTGCGGTCGACGCGACCGATGAGGAGGTCGACAAGCGCTGCAAGGCCGCCGCTACGGCCGGACTGGTTGCCGCGCTCGGGGGGGGGGGGGGGGGGATGAGGGCCCCCCCCCCCCGCCCC